CTTAGCCTGCTGGCGAACATCAAAGTAATATTCAATAAGTTCTGGAAAAATACCCTTACGATCTTTTCGAAAACACTGACCGTTAGCCGTCATCGTTAAACCTTCATCATGTAAGCTCGTAGTATCAAATTCTCGTTCGATTAACTTGACAATACTCTTCTCATCATCTGGTAAATACTTTTGACCATTAATAAGAGTTTCGGGTGACATATTCCATGTCATGATGATAGAAGGGTACAGTGAAGTAGCATCGAATGATACTACCCAGTCATACTGTGCTGGTTTAGGCTCTTTGACAAACGCACCCATAATCTGTCGATCATTCAGAGGATCAACCTGAGGTGGGTTGTGAACAATAATATTCTTTTTACTTAGATAACTGTATAGGATACAATCCCAGGTTCGTACCAAAGAGAAAATATCGATATAGTTACACTTAGCATCATACACCATAGTCATTATTAGATTAATAATACGCAGCTTATCTTCCATTCGGTCGACCAGTACCACATCATGTATATTATAATCTACAAATAGTTCCCAGTCTTTAGTATAGAATTCCTTGAATGTACTGTATTGATGCTTGACCTTTTCATCATTTAATTCTTCTTTAGCTACAGTATCTAGCTTATAGTTCTCCACCATTTTGTATGAAAACTTACGGTAGAGATCCATAAAATCTAAAATAGAAATACCTACCCATTCGTAAGCTAGTTGAGTTCTACCTTTAGCAAACGGCACTTCATGTTGCCGGATAATACCCCAGGGTGAACAGTCTTCTAAAGCATCGCTTCCTAATACACGTATGATCCTGGACGAAAGGTATGCAATATCAAATAACTGACTGTTCCACCCTGTAATAACATCTGGATAATCTTGCTTTAAAAAGTTGACAAACTTACGCAACAAGTCCATCTCATCAATACAGTGTATGTAAGTAACGTTAGACTGTTTAGGTAAGTAAGGGTAAGTACCAAACGTAGTGATCTGCTTGGTATGAAAGTCTTGAATAGTTATTAGTAGTACCTGTTCTTGCGCGGCACGTGGATCAGGAAACCCATAATCAGTAGACGTCTCGATATCGATAGTAATAATTTTTACATGCTTAATATCAAACTCAATCGTATCAGGGAATACTTTGTTAATAAACTGATACACAAAGTTATAATTTCCATAGATAGGAAAATTACTTACCTCTTGGTACTTCTTAATAAAGTCACGAGCTTCTGAGATTGAAATGAACTTCATCTTCTCCAGATTCTCACCCCAGAGAGATTGATATGGTGTTTGCTTTCCCGTACGTACAAACAATGTAGGTTCAAACGGAATCTTTTGTTTGATTCGTTTACCGTCTTTGATACCCCGAAAAAGAATATTATTACCGCGTACTACTACATGTGTATAAAATAGCATACTTATCGTATTTGTTGTTTCCAGGGAAACTTATCTTGATATTGTTTAGACATAATTTGATTACCTTGAAGGAAAAACTCACCCTGCACAGAGCCTTCGTTACCTCCAAGCCTGTAGTTTAATGTATGCTTACCTGTACATCCATAGTTTTTATGTTGAATCTGGTCTTTAACAATAGAATAAAACCGGCGATCACCACCCCAACCCCAATGCCATAAATGACCAGTCATAATTAAAAAAGATCGGCTAAAACAGTAAGAGCTTGAATCGATTAAATAGCTAGGGGTTTCTGGTTGACTTACCCAAATTGGCCACCTTCCTAGAGATTCACAATTATCTTCACAAATAAATTGTTTGTCTTTATCGTAAATTTTTCTTAGACTATATGACCACTCAAAATTATATTTCTCACACTCTTCTACCAGTGATTCTACATGATTATTATCAAACCAGTTATCTTGATCTAAGAAAAGAATATAGTCATGAGGTAGTAAATGGCCAATAGCAGCAAATATCCTATGTCCGTAAAACCCGTCAGCACCAGTGTTAAAAGGTAGATAGCAGGTAGTAACACTAGGATGCTCTACTAATTTATTAATAATAAAATCGACCTTACCCTTAAACTGATTACCATCGCAAACAACTAAATGATCTACTGGTATAGTTTGATTAATTACAGACCTGATAGCGTCTTCAAGTTCCGGTGCACCAGTAGTAGGAGTTACTACACATATTCTTTTCAATCCCAAAGCCCCTCATAATATTTTCCAAACAAACGATACCCGTTGGTTTTTCTTGCCTGATGGGCGTCTAAACCATCCCTATCTATTTTTACTTTACTAAACTGCTCACTTAATGGTCCCTCACGTTCAACTTCTGACCAATCAAAAAAAGCTTC